ATGGCTAACAATGTAATTTTACGAGAAGATGAAATCGCAAGTCTAGATCAAAATAAACTAGAACAAGCAAAAAAGAAATTTGTTAATACCGCCTATCAAGTTACTAAAGAGGTAGCGCCTATCACAGGAGAATTATCTGCATACGAATACGCTATGCAAGATGCTCAGGAATTAGCCAGAGCTGCAAGAAAAGAACCAGGCTATGAAGACATGACTCCACTCGAAGCCTTGGGTAGAGTAGGCATGGTAGGACTTGGAGTATTAGGAACCATTCCTGTTATCGGTTATGGTCCGAAGATGATCCGTAAAGGCATTGCATCCTTAATGCCAAAACGTACTCCTGCTTCTACAGCAAGAAGTCCTTATGAGCCTTTGATACGAGAGATTAGAGCTGGGAACCAAGAACGAATTGATAGTATGACAGAAAGTACAGGCTATCAAGAGTATGTTAGAAATTTACCCGAATATCGAAGAACCCCTGAAAGAGAAAGAGATAATCTCATAGAATATATTCAATTAAGCCCTACAGAACGAAATCAATTCGTAGAGGCTGGTATAGAACGTGCCAACGCTACGATTCCTCCGATGCGAATAACGGAAACAAGTACGAGCAAAGGAGAACGAAAAAAGTTAGAATTAGAAACTCTACAAAAAAATAAAAAGGATTATGAATTAACGGTTGCAAAAAATTCTAATGCATTAGTGTCTAAGAATACAGAACCCTTAACCTTCGGACGAGGGACGACGGCCAAGCCCACGGGAACGGTAAAAGATTATTTAGGATCGGAAGCATTTGATTACGTCAATCAATACGGTAATGACGCCTCTGCAAAACAGTGGTTAGGGTTTTTAAAAGCAGCTAGACAAAAAGGAATTAAAGCAGAAGAGCTAGAAGATGCTGGCGTGTTGATTTTTAAAGGAGACGAAGTGGTAGGGGGAGAGATATTTGATATTGCTAAAAACAGCCCTGAAGCAAGATTAACCAAAGCAGAAGTATTATCATTATTAGAAACGAATCCTTCTTTTCGTATGGTGGAGAAAGATTATAACTTTCCTTTACACAAAGAAGAACTCATAGATCTATATCCTACATTAACTAATCAAGGAAATGAACTGAAAAGAATACTAACCGATTATTCTTTTAATTTAGAAAAAGTAAGTGAAAGAGCTCCCTTCGATAGTTTAAACAAAGACATTTCAGATAGAATAGTAGATGCTGCCGACATGCTGAGAAGATTTTCTTCTAGAGATATTTTTGCTAAAAACATTGATACCACTATAGAAAAAATTGATTCTATTTTACCTCAGTTAGGAGATAACGATAAATTAATTGCTCGTAATTTTAGAGATCAATTAGATACGATGAAAAAACTAGCAGTTAAAGGAAGCGCAGAAACGAAAGCTCCTAGACACAGAACTGATTTTCCTGAAGGAGGATTTGATTATAGAGAAAAAGTAATTTATTTAAACGAACCTATTGCAGGTAACTCTACACCACTACAAGTTAACAGTTCTCATTTTAACGAACCTAACGTACCTGTATTTGTACGATACGATACTCGTGGAGTAGATAATTATGGAGACACGTTGTTTATAGGAGAAGTACAATCGGATCCGCATCAAGGTTTGCGAGAATCATTTGGTAAACAGAAGTTTCAATTTGATAGAAAACAAAGTAATGTAGATCCTACTTCCCTACGACGAAATAATCCGTCTGCAGGTAAACTATCCAGTAGTCTAAATAAAAATGCAAAAAAAGACATACAAGATAAAATCCAAGCTTTAGTAAAAAAGCATCAGGTAGAACCTTTAAGTAAATCAGAATTTGATCAACTATTCAACTTACGAAAAGAATATAATAAATTAGATGCCGTAGATAAACGTAGACCAACAAACATGACTGATATAAATCAAGCTACCTCTATTGAACAAACCATAAATCAAGGAAGAGGAGGAAGAGACTTTGATACCAAAGCTTTACTGTATGACTACATGCCTATGGGGAAAGAAGCTACTTGGACACAGATGGCTGTGAAGTCTATGGTTAATGAAGCCAGAAAAAGAGGTAAACGATATATCGCTTTAGCTCCTGCTGATCTGTATCAAATGACTGCGAATGAGACAAAGAAAAGATCTTTGAAGATAGAAAGGTTTTATGGATTAAGTCCAAGAAAACTTCCTGGTAGAGGAATAGACGGAGAATTTTTAGGCGGTCCTGAAGCCATGGGTAAATATCGAGATTACCAAAAAGATATGTCACAAGTAGCCGATGCCTTTGAAGACGCTCCGATTATAGGTACAGGAAAAATTAAAGGAACTGCAGATATGGTAAAGGCTATGCAGAACGTAGCAAAACAAATAGGTGCAAAAAGCACTGTGAAACGTGTATATCACACCGATCCAAATAAACCTTATAAACTTATTTATACAGGCAATAACGAAAGATCTACTCTACCTTCTTTAGCCTTTAAAACAAAAGCAGAAAGAGACATCTTTTTAGAATCAAAAGACCCTGACTTTTATAAAATAGTAGATATAAAAGATTACAATGATCCTAGAAATTACATCGAAAGTGTAGTAATAGATATACAAGGGGCTAAAAAAGGTCCTATGAAAGCATATAAACTTGGAGGATTGGTAGAAGTCAAAAGAGAATTGTTCGCACCATTATTTTAATTATGTTTGACAAATTTATTTCAAAGTATATGAAAACAACTGCCGATCCATCGGCCAACATCGAGGAACAATTGTCGCAAGTAGATCAAACATCGGGAGGAGTAGAAGGTGCAAAAAAGAAATACGGTATCTCTCTTAAAAAAGGTGGTAGAGTAAAAAAGATGCAACAAGGTGGAGTCACTTTTGATTTTGATGCTGCGAATAAAAAAGCGATGGGTGAAATTCGTGGAAACATGATGCAGTCTATGTCTAAAAATATGAACATGGCTGATTTTATTAATATTATGAGAAACCCAACTAAAGCATCTGAACAGTTAAGTGGAATGTATCAAGTTAAACAAAGAGGAATTCCAGGATTCCAAGCTTACAAAAAAGGTGGCTTTGTCTGTAAAGGAAATGGACTAGCTCGTAAGAAAAAAACAAGGATGTATTAATGTCAAGTGAATTTGAAAATGATCAAGTTGAATTAGAAAGCCCAGGTCTTATCGCTGAAGATGTAGATACTGTAATTGACGAGGATAACAATGTCATTGCTGGTGAGCCCCTACCCGAAGAACCTATGGAAGAAAGTTTTTATGCTAACCTAGCAGAAAACATTGACGAAAGAGAATTAGCTAAAATAGGAAATGAGTTAGTTGCAGATTATGAACAAGATAAAACTTCTAGGCAAGAATGGATTGAAACTTACACAAAAGGATTAGACCTATTAGGATTTAAATACGAATCACCTACTAGACCTTTTCTTGGAGCTGCAGGAGTTACTCATCCATTGTTAGCAGAATCTGCTACACAGTTTCAAGCACAAGCATTCAAAGAATTACTTCCATCAGACGGTCCTGTTCGAACAGAAGTTGTGGGAGCAGACACCGATGAAAAAATAGATCAAGCAGGTCGTGTCAAAGATTTCATGAACTACATGCTGATGAATAAAATGGAAGAGTACACACCTGACATGGATCAAATGTTATTCTATCTTCCTTTAACAGGATCTACTTTTAAAAAAGTATATTACGATGGCATCATGCAAAGAGCATGTTCTAAATTTATTAAAGCAGAAGATCTTGTAGTTCCTTATAATGCTTCGGATTTATCGGACGCACAACGAATTACACAAATCATTCAAACCAGTGATAATGATTTACGAAAACTACAAGTATCAGGATTTTACAGAGATATTGATTTACCAAAACCAGCGTACAAAGAAGATAAAGCACAAGAGAAAGTATACGAGATTGAAGGTATAGCTTCTAGTCAAGGAACAGATAAAAATCTTATGTACAACTTAATTGAAGTACATACTAATTTAGATTTACCGGGATATGAAGATGAGAATGGAATTAAGATTCCTTATGTCGTGACCATTGATGAAGACTCTAGACAAGTATTATCGATTTACAGAAACTACAAAAAAGAAGATCCGTTAAAGCAAAGAAAAAATCATTTTGTTCATTTTAAATTTTTACCAGGATTAGGATTTTATGGATTTGGTTTAATCCATATGATTGGTGGTTTATCTAGAACCGCTACTTCCGCATTACGTCAATTATTAGATGCTGGTACTTTATCTAATTTACCTGCTGGATTTAAATCTAGAGGAATACGAGTACGAGATGATGCGCAGCCTTTACAACCAGGAGAATTTAGAGATGTCGATGCTCCGGGAGGAAATATTAGAGATCAATTTATGTCGCTTCCGTTTAAAGAACCGTCTGCGACGCTATTTCAATTATTAGGATTCTGTGTAGAAGCAGGAAAACGATTTGCTTCTATTGCTGACATGAAAGTCGGGGATATGAATAATCAAGCTCCTGTAGGAACAACGATGGCTATCTTAGAACGAGGTTCTAAAGTCATGTCTGCTATTCATAAACGTTGTTTCTATTCTATGAAACAAGAATTCCAATTATTAGCAAGAGTGTTTGCAGATTATTTACCTCCAGAATATCCTTATGATGTTGTTGGCGGAAATAGATTTATTAAACAAGCTGATTTTGATGATCGAGTAGATGTTATACCAGTAGCAGATCCTGATATTTATTCTATGACACAAAGAATTCAAATTGCACAATCAGAAATGCAACTTGCAATGTCTAATCCACAAATGCATGATTTACATGAAGCTTATAAACGTATGTATCAAGCATTAGGAGTAAAAAATATTAATGCAATTTTAAAACCACCACCTGAACCACCAAAACCTTTAGATCCAGCAATGGAAAATACAGGTGCGTTACAGATGGTATTGCCAAAAGCATTTCCACAACAAGATCATAATGCTCACATCAATGCGCATATGGCATTCATGACATCTAGAATGGTTCAGATTAATCCTCAAATTTATGGATTACTTCAAGGACATTTAATGGAACATGTATCCTTAATGGTCAAACAAGAGGTGTTACAAGCATTTTCTCAAGATCCAACTATGGCACAGATGCAACAAGCGGACGAAGAAGCATTTCAAATTGAGTTTGATAACGCTGTAGCGCAAAGAATTGCTCAAAAAGTGCAAGAACTAGTCGCTTTAGAGCAACAATTCACTGCTCAACAGAACCAAGATCCACTTTTAGCTCTAAAACAACGTGAATTAGACCTAAGAGCAATGGATATTCAACGAAAAGCACAAGAAGAAGCGGAAAAAATGGACTTTGAGTCTAATAAATTCGCTGCACAACAGACTTTACAGGAAGATAAGTTGAATTTAAACGAAGAACTTGGTAAAAAGAGGTTAAAATTACAAGAAGACAAAATGAAACAGGAGAAAAATAATGCCACTCAACAAGAAAGGTAAAAAAATAATGAAATCCATGAAGGAACAGTATGGTTCCAAGAAAGGAAAGACTGTTTTTTACGCATCCATGAATAAAGGAGTGATTAAAGGTGTTGAAAAGAAAAAACAAGGTGGTGCAATGAGTAAAAAACCTTACGAAAAATTTAAAGACACTACCAAACAGGAATATGAAAGCAAAAAGAAACGCTTTCCGATGATGCCTAAAGATGAATTTGATATACGATTTGAAAACAACCCTGATTTTTTTGAATCTGGTGTTAGTAGAGCTTACACAGGAGGCATGATGAAGAAAAAAAATCAAAGACTAAAAGAATTAGAAGAGGAATTAGGAATTAATACAAAACCTACTAGACCTGCTCCAGAAACTGGATCTCCATATCCAACTCCTCCTAAAAAAGGACCTGCTTCTCAAGGTATGAAAGAAGGTGGAGATATTGATGCACGTGTAGAAGAGGAATTAAAAAAAGAAACTCCTAACGCATATCCTAT